GAGATACTTTAAAAACGGAGATATGATTTCCATCAACAAGGTGGACATACCTCACTATAATGTATTGGTAACTAAAGTATTTACAGGAGACAAGTCCGATAACATTGATGGTATTCAAGGACTTGGAGAAAAAACTTTGGTTAAGTTATTCCCACAATTGCAGGAAAAACCATGCACTATCGAAGAAATCTTGGATTATGCACGAAATCTCCCGCAAGAGAAACCTTCCAAAACATTGACAAATCTTTTGACTGGTAAAACTAAATCAACTATATTTGGAGAAGAGTTTTATACAACCAACAAAAAGATAGTCGACCTTACAAACCCTTTAATCACTGCCGATGGAAAAGAATTAGTTGAACAAATTTTAACCGACACTATAGACCCTACAGATAGGGGATATAAAAACTTAATGAGAATGATGATGGAAGATGGTCTCTTTAAGTATCTACCCAAGAACGATGAAGCTTGGGTTAACTTCCTCACACCATTTATGAAACTAACAAGAAAAGAAAAAAGAAATACAAACAAAAATTAAATTATGAAAGAGCAAGACAGCACCAAAATGGAATTCTTATTGACGTTGAATGACAACATCGTGGTTCAAAGATTTTTCAATGTTCGTGGGTATAACCCAAAAGCAAAAAATTCTTTGGAGTTATACGACTTCATTAAACGACTTAAAGAAGAACTTGAGTACAACCTTAAGATGAAAACTGTTGTGTACATGATGGACAACAAAGACGCAATCGTAACTGACCCTTCAATCATGGACACATCGTTCACTGAAGGAAGTGAGCAATTCAACATTTATGTTAGAATTGGAGAACAGACAATTTGTCATAGATATTTTGACGGAAAATTGTTCCCACCAAAAGTTCGTTATACGGTTGATGTACGACCATTTCTTAAAGACGTTTTACGTGAATTAACTGACATTTTTTCAGGTCAAAAATTATCTTTTGATTATTTGGGCTTTGACTTAAAGTAAGGTATATTTAATAAAACAGACGAAAGAAAAAATACAATATGAACAAGAATTTTGACTACTTAGGGAATACATTCCAAATACAACTTTTAAACCAACTTATCGTGGACAAAGAATTTTCAACATCAATTATGGATGTAATTGAGAGTTCTTATTTTGATAACAAATACTTCAAGATTATCTTGCAAATGACCAAGGAGTACCACGCAAAATACCAATCTACCCCTAACTTCGATACTCTTGAGCAGATTGTAAAATCAGAAATTTCACAAGAATTAGTTGCAAAAATTGTCCTTGACACTATCAAACAAGTAAAAGACGCTCCATTTGAAGGAACAATGTTCGTTCAAGAAAAAGCGTTGAAGTTCTGTAAACAACAAGAATTACAGAAGGCGATGGACAAAGCCCAAAAAATCATTACCGAAGGTGACTTTGAATCTTATGACAAAGTTGAAGGTTTGGTACGTGAAGCTCTTCAGGTTGGGGAAAGAGATACAGGAACAACTGATATCTTCTCTAACCTTGACACCGTACTTGATGAAGATTTCCGTCACCCAATTGCGATTGGAATACCAGGTATTGACAGATTACTTAAAGGTGGTTTGGCAAAAGGAGAAATTGGTGTTATCTTAGCACCCACAGGTGTTGGTAAGACAACCATCCTAACAAAGATTGCGAACAATGCGTTTAATCTTGGATACAATGTTCTTCAAATCTTTTTTGAGGACAACCCAAAGATTGTACAACGTAAACACTTCACACTTTGGACGGGTATCGAACCAGACAACTTGGTAAAACACAAAGAGGAAGTAATGGCTAAAATCACGGACATCAAAGAAACGATGAAGAACGAGTTAATCTTGAAAAAACTCCCTTCAGATTCAATGACTATGAATCAAATCAAAAACCAAATCAGAAAGATGATTGCTGATGGTACTAAGATTGATTTGGTTCTTTTGGACTACATTGATTGTGTCGTTCCTGAAAGTTCAAGTAAAGATGAATGGAAAGCTGAAGGTTCCGTAATGAGAGGTTTTGAGGCAATGTGTCACGAACTATCATTAGTAGGATGGACAGCAACACAGGGTAACAGAAGCTCTATATCTTCTGAGGTTGTTACCACCGACCAGATGGGTGGTTCTATTAAGAAAGCACAAGTTGGACACGTTATCATTTCCGTGGCTAAAACTTTACAACAAAAAGAAATGAACTTAGCAACTATTGCGATTACCAAATCACGTATTGGTAAAGATGGGGTAGTGTTCGAGAACTGTAAGTTCAACAACGAACTACTTGAAATCGATACAGAGTCATCTGTAACATTCTTAGGTTTTGAAGAACAACAAGAGGAAAGAAAAAGAGATAGAGTTAAAGAACTGTTGGAAAAGAGAAAACAAAGAGAAGAACAAAAACAATCTTAAAACACACAAAAAACAATTATGGAAAAAATATTAATAGAGAACCCTAATAGGTTTGTTATCTTCCCAATCCAACACAATGACATTTGGGAGTACTACAAAATGCACCAAGCGGCATTGTGGACGGCTGAAGAAGTAGATTTAACTAATGACATCAGAGATTGGAATAATCTATCTGAGAACGAACAATATTTTGTTAAAAACATTTTATCGTTCTTCGCGGCTTCTGATGGTATCGTTAATGAAAACTTGGCTGAAAACTTTTATCGTGAGGTACAATACCCTGAAGCAAAATTCTTCTATGGGTTCCAACTTATGATGGAGAACATCCATAGCTTGATGTACTCACTTCTTATTGACACTTATATCTCAAATGAGGAAGAAAAGAATTTATGTTTCACCGCATTGGACAACCTACCTGCAGTTCAAAAGAAGGCTAAATGGGCTTTGGATTGGATTGAAAAATCATCTTTCCAAGAAAGATTGGTGGCATTTGCTGCGGTTGAAGGTATCTTCTTCTCAGGTTCATTCTGTTCAATCTTCTGGTTGAAATCAAGAGGTATCATGCAAGGTTTATGTAACGCTAATTCTTTAATCTTTAAAGATGAAAACTTACATTGTGACTTCGCAATCCACTTGTTAAACAACCACATTGAAAACAAACCAAGTGAGAAAAGAATCCGTGAGATTTTATTATCCGCATTAGAGATTGAAAAAGAATTCATTACTGAATCCTTACCAGTATCGTTAATCGGTATGAACTCAAACTTAATGAAACAATATCTTGAGTTTGTTGTTGATGGTTTATTGGTTAAGTTGGGATGTAAAAAAGAATTCAATGTTGAACAACCATTTAAATTCATGGAACAAATTGCTGTTGAGACAAAAGGAAATTTCTTTGAGTCAAGAACGGTAGAATATCAAAAAGCAAAATTAAATGAGACAATCTCCTTCGAGGAAGATTTCTAATATTAAAATAATATGATGTCATTAAAAATTAAAAAAAGAAACGGTGAGGACGTATCATTCAATCCTCAAAAAATCTATAATCGAGTTAAACGTGCGGCGAAAGGATTGAACGTAAACTCTGATGAAATCTTCATCAAAGTTATTACATCAGTTCCAACTGAAGGGCTTATTACAACTAAAGAGTTAGATAAGTTAGTTTACGAAATTGCTGCGGCTTATACTGGTAGTCACCATGACTATTCAAGATTGGCTTCATCAGTTGCGATTTCTGCGTATCACAAAGAAACCAATGATAGTTTTTGTGAAACTATTATGGAGTTGTATTCGACTGGTGTAATCAATGACAAATTAATTGAAATCATGGACTCTTATGGTCATGACAAAATTGATGAGGTTATTAATCACGAGAATGATTATAACTTTGATTACTTCGCTTGGCGTTCTTTACAAGAAATGTACTTGTTAAAGACACCCCAAGGTAAAGTAGTTGAAAGACCACAACACATGTATATGAGAGTTGCTCTATGGGTAACAAACTCATTTGAAGAAGCGGTTGAATATTACAATTCATTGTCAAATCAACTTATTTCACCAGCAACACCAATCATTATTAATTCAGGAACCAAAGTCCCTCAATTAGCGTCTTGTGTATTACATTATAATAATTCTGATTCACGTAATGGTTTATTACAAACATTGAATGATATTTCAACTTATTCTTCAGACGCTGCAGGTATTGGTTTATCAATGTCTAACATCAGAAGTAAAGAAAGTCGTATCAATTCATCAGGTGGATTTGCGGGTGGATTGTTGAAGTATTTGAAAATAGTTAACGAGTCATTAAGATTCTTTAACCAACAAGGAAGACGACCTGGTAGTGCTGCTATCTACATCGAACCATGGCACAAAGATGTTATGGACTTGTTAGATATCAAAAAGAACACAGGTGCAGAAGAATTAAGAGCAAGAGATTTATTCACGGCTCTTTGGATTCCTGACAACTTCATGAGAGCGGTAAAGGAAAGTTCTGACTGGTATTTGTTCTGTCCTAACGATATTCTTAAAGCGGGTATTAAACCACTTCAAGAATGTTATGGTGATGAATACGAATCAAACTACAACAAAGCAGTTGAGTTAGGTCTTGGTAAAAAAGTTAAAGCACAAGATGTTTGGACTAAGATTGTTGAATCACAAGTTGAAACAGGTGTTCCTTACTTATGTTCTAAAGACAATGCTAACAAGAAAACAAACCACCAAAACATTGGGGTGATTAAACAATCAAACCTTTGTAATGAGATTTACCAATACACCGATGAAGAAACTACGGCAATCTGTACATTATCTTCGATGGTATTGAAAAACTTTATTGAGAAAGGTGAGTTTGATTTTAACTTACTTTATAGTGAAGTAAGAAAAGTTGTTAGAGCTCTTAACAAAGTTATTGATATTAACAGTTATTCAACTGAAAAAGGTAGAAAGGGTGGATTAGACCAAAGAGCAATTGCGATTGGTACTCAAGGTTTGGCTGACGTATTTTATTTGATGGATTACATTTTCACATCTGAAGAGGCTAAGAAATTAAATAAAACTATTTTTGAAACTATCTACTTTGCAGCAATCACTGAAAGTATGGAATTATGTAAAACAATGATACACAAACCATACGCTCACTTTAAAGGTTCACCAATGTCAAAAGGGGTATTTCAATTTGATATGTGGGGGTTAGATTATGAAGGATTAAGTGGTCTTTGGAATTGGGATTCTTTAAAAGAAGAAGTTAAAACTTACGGTGTTTGTAACTCATTATTCACGGCTCAGATGCCTGTAGCATCTTCAGCTAAGATTACAGGTTCATTTGAAATGACAGAACCAGCTCACTCAGCGTTATTTAACAGACGAGTTGTTGGTGGTGAGATTATGATTGTGAACAAGTATTTGATTAATGACTTTGAAAAGATTGGTATTTGGAGTGAGGATTTGAAAAATGAAATCATTTTAAATGAAGGTTCAGTTCAAAACATTAACTTCAATAATCACCTCGATACTGAGGATAAAAACTATACCAAGAAAGTTAAACGTATTGAACACTTGATTAGTAAGTACAAAACAATTTGGGAGATTTCACAAAGAGAATTGATTAACATGGCGGCGGACAGAGCACCATTCATCGACCAATCACAATCAATGAATATCTATATGGCTAACCCTACATTGTCTAAGATTACCTCATCACACTTCCATTCATGGGAAAAAGGTTTGAAGACGTTATGTTATTACGTTAGAACTAAAGCTATTTCAACAGGGGCTAAACACTTAGCGGTAGATGTTTCAAAAATATCACAACCTAAAGTTAAAGTTGAAACACCTAAAGTTGATTACGACTTAACTCAAAAACCTGAAGATAGTCCTTTTGAATGTTTTGGATGTAGTTCCTAATTTGAAAATCCCGACACAATCGGGATTTTTCATTTTTAATCTATTTAAAGAAAATTAGATAGCATTATATTTATTGTTATGGCAGATGGAATTACTTATGGTATAAATTTTCCCTTTAGGGATTCAAGACGAGGTGACTATTTAGAACTTACCGAATTAGAGTCTCAGGAAATTAAAGCTGACTTAATACATTTATTGTTAACTAGAAAGGGCTCAAGGTATTATTTACCTCAGTTTGGTACAAGACTGTATGAATTCCTTTTTGAACCATTTGATGGATTAACGTTTAATGCTATTGAATCTGACATCAGAGACGCAATTGAAACATTCATGCCAAACTTGTTGGTTAATAGTTTAAGTATAACTCCAGCAGATGCACAAGAGGAGGTTGATATTGCGACAGGACAAAATTTGTTAGGGACTAGCGAGTCATCAATTTACAGATTTCCTGGTAAAGGTACTTCTGAATATACTGCAAAAATAAGATTAGATTACTCAACCAACGGGTCAACATATGGACAGAGTGATTTTGTAATTATCAATATTTAATATAAATGGCAAATAATAGAATATCGTACGCTACCAGAGATTATCAGTCAATTAGAACTGAACTCTTAAATTATACAAAAACATATTATCCTGACTTAATACAGGATTTTAATGATGCATCGGTATTCTCAGTATTTATCGATTTAAACGCAGCAATTGCGGACAACTTACATTATAATATTGATAGAAGTATCCAAGAGACCGTATTACAATATGCTCAACAAAGGTCATCTATTTATAATATTGCCAGAACTTATGGTTTAAAATTACCAGGTCAAAGACCATCAGTTGCCTTAGTTGATTTCTCGGTTACAGTTCCAGCATTTGGGGATAAAGAAGATGAAAGATATCTTGGTACCTTATTAAGAGGTTCTCAAGTTGTTGGAGCAGGTGTGGTTTTTGAAAATGTTTACGATATTGATTTTGCTTCACCATACAATGCTCAGGGATTTCCAAACAGATTAAAAATTCCTAACTTCAACTCGAATAATATCTTAGTTAACTATACCATTACCAAACGAGAAATTGTTGTTAATGGTATTACTAAAGTTTTTAAAAGAGTTATAAGTGCCAACGATGTTAAACCATTCTTTGAATTATTCTTACCTGAAAAAAATGTATTGGGTATTACAAGTGTGTTATTAAAAAATGGTACACAATACACAAACATACCTACAACCGCAGAATTTTTAGGTGCTGAAAATAGATGGTATGAGGTAGACGCTTTAGCTGAAGATAGAGTCTTTATTGAGGACCCAACAAAAGTATCTGACCAACCTGGTATTAAAGTGGGTAGATACATTCAAACACAAAATAGATTCATTACCGAATATACCCCTGAAGGATTTAAAAAGATGACATTTGGTGGTGGTACAAACACTGCTCAAGACCAATTGAATCAGTTCACAACTTTAGGTACAACACTAGAACTTCAAAAATATTCAAACAACTTCTCATTAGGTTCTACTTTAACACCAAACTCTACTTTATTTATTCAGTATAGAGTGGGTGGTGGATTGGCAACAAACTTAGGTACAAACGTAATCAACCAAATTGGTACCGTTTCATTCTTTGTTAATGGTCCATCTGAAACAACAAACTCAGCGGTGGTTAACTCATTAAGATGTGTTAACGTAACTGCAGCGGTTGGTGGGGCGGGTATACCATCATTAGAGGAGATTAGAAACTATGTATCGTTTAACTTCGCGGCTCAAAAGAGAGCGGTTACGGTACAGGATTATGAATCAATTATTAGAAACATGCCAGCTCAGTTTGGGGCACCTGCAAAAGTATCTATTACAGAAAACGACAATAAGATTCTAATTCAAATATTATCTTATGATACATCAGGTAAATTGACAAATATTGTGTCAAATACTTTGAGACAAAATATTGCAAATTACTTATCAAACTATCGTATGATGAATGACTACATATCAATATTCAGTGCTGAAGTTATTGACCTGAGTGTTGATGTTTCGATTGTATTGGACTCTGCTCAAAACTCAGGACAGGTTATCTCAAGTGTTATTGATAAAGTGTCAGCATATTTCAACCCACAAACAAGACAATTAGGACAGAATGTATACCTATCAGAAATTAGAAGTATTATTCAAAATACAAATGGTGTATTGACGGTTGCTAGTTTGGACGTATTCAATGAAGTTGGAGGACAATATTCGTCAGCTGAAACATCTATGGAATACTCAGACCCAGCACTTAAAATGATTGCGCCTGTTGACGACACGATTTTTGCTCAACCATCGCAAGTTTATCAGATTAGATATCCTGGTAAAGATATTAGAGTTTCGGTTAAGAACTTCCAATCAATTACTTTCTCTTAACAAGTTTATTTATTTTTTCTTTAGATTATTATTTAATTGTGTGGGTTCACTTTAAAAATCCTGCATAAACTATTTATTAATTAAAGAAATTAATGGGT